TTGACGCTGCTGCTACCATAGATACGAGCGGAAACAACAACCTTACTTTAAATGCAGGCACTGGGACTATTGTCGCAACTGCTGGTGATGTTACAGTATTTGACGATAATAACAATGCAGATGTATCTATGAGTATCGGAACATCTGCTACGGAAGCACTCGTCGTTCAGGCACTCAACGGTGGCAGTAATAAAACCCTGGAAGAGCTGCGGTTTACAACTAAAACTGCAAGCAGTACGGGCGATCACGGCAAAATGAGTTTCTATGTCGATGAGACTGAAATTGCTACTATTGACGATGGGGGCATTGATCTCGCTAGCGGGTTGGAGTTTTCTGTTAATGGCACTGCAGTGGGTAGCGGCGTAGATGCTACAAATGGCGTAGATAATCGCATAGCTACATTTAGCGATTCAGATACAATTAATGGCGAGGCCAATCTCACATTTACAGGTTCGGCACTTACGTGTGTTGGCACTGTTACTGTAGGCGTAGATGACACGGGTCACGATGTCAAATTTTTTGGCGCGTCTGCTGGCGCATTTATGCTTTACGATGAATCTGCGGATACGCTGGAGGTGCGCGGCCCGTCTGCTGATGCTACTACGAGTACGGGCAAACTCAAGCTGACCACGGCACTAACTGACATTAACGACAACGATGTGTTAGGCCGTATTGATTTTGCTGCGCCGTTGGAAGCTGGAACGGGCGATTCGCAATTAGCAGGTGCCGCTATATGGGCCGAAGCCGAAGCGACATTTGCCGCTGACGATAACAGTACCGCACTTGTATTTGCGACCAATACATCTGATGCCGCAACGGAGCGTATGCGGATCGACTCCAGTGGCAAGGTTGGCATTGGCACAGCAAGCCCAAGCAAGCGACTTGAACTTACTGATAGTTCAGCAGGTAGCAGTTTTGATTTTTTTAACACAAGTGCTTCTCAGAGTGACACTGTTTTCAGAATGAATGCTTCAAGATCTGCTAACTCTGCATATAATTTTTTTAAAATGTATTCGGGGTCTGGTTTTGGCGATACTGAATTTGCTTTTCGCGGCGACGGAAATGCGTACGCAGACGGTTCGTTTTCTGGAAGCGGTGCTGACTATCAAGAGTTTTTTGAGTCGAGCGACGGCAGTGCGTTAGAAGTCGGCAAATCGGTGGTGATGGATGGGAATAAAGTTAGAGTATATAACGCATCGTCTGATAGCACTGATAATATTGTTGGCGTAGTCAGGCCAAAATCTGAAAACAAAAACAGCGCAGTGATCGGTAACACGGCGTGGAATCACTGGACTAATAAATATCTGACAGATGATTGGGGCGTCTATCAGCGAGAAGACGTTACAGTGTGGGAGTGGAATGGTGAGTCATTTTACGAACGCGACGAGCTTGCCAAAGACGCTTCGTGGACACCGCCAACGGGTGCGACGAGTTCAAAACAAAGCGTCCGCAAACTAAATCCAGATTACGATGCATCGCGCACATACACGCCACGCGAAGAACGTACAGAGTGGAATTTGATTGGATTATTGGGACAAGTGCAAATTAAAGCTAATGAACCAGTGCGACCAACATGGATTAAAATGAAGCAAATCAGCGAAAGCGTTGATTTGTATTTAGTGAGATAGCAAATGTTGGGCAAACCACCACGCGATCCAAAGAGTGTGGGTAGTTTTGGAGAATTACGACAGCACTACACACAACTTTGGAATGAGCTTGACGAGTGCAAACGTATGCGCGGAGCCGCGACTAGTGTGGCAAGAGCGCGTTCTCAAGAAGTTCGTTCAGCTAAAGCAGAAGTTAAAAAAGCACATGCAGAAGTTGTTACACTTACTAAAAAAGAACACGCTAAGTCTCAAGAAAAATCAAGTGCCGCTTATGCTAGTACAGCAGCTACTATCCTCATTATTTTTTATCAGGTAATGGAAGTCGCCGGCGGATGGGGCAAGTGGGAGCCTGTATTTCAGCATGAGGCTACGATAGGCGTAATGCAAGTATTAATTGGTAGTATAATTGCCTGGTCTATGCGTCCATTGCGGTAGATAAAACATGAACGAACAAGTAGCAGAGCAAGCGTTACGGCAGTTTGGAGCAGAAAGTGGCCTAACAACACTGCTTAATGAGTATGTATGGCTGGCAATTATTGGTTTTGCATTGTTGTTTTTAAAAGAAAGTATTCAAAATTTAATCGCTGGTTTAGCGTTGTCGATAGGATCAGACTATGATGAGTCAGATGTTGTTTGGCTGCAAACCAACGGCACACGAAGACCTGCTCGTATTACTAATTTAGGTTTGTTGTCAACAACATTTTATCTTTACGACTTAGAAGTCGATGACAATGGTAATAAAAAAATTACGGGTGGCACATTAATGAAACTGCCCAATGCTCAATTGCCAAGCCTGCGGATTGAGCGACCATTAGACAAATTGCCTCTTAATGAGAACGATTAAGATACGAGGGAAAAAATGATTGACAAAATTAAAGAAAACATCAAAGTCGGATTTGGCGCAAAAGAAACTGCAAAGACTGCGAAAGGGGCTGCAGTGGGTGGAATGGGTGCTTGTGCTTATTCTATACTTAGCAACCTTGGGTATATGCCTGATTCTTTACAAACGCCTGATGTAGTGCCATACGTAGTAGCAGGGTTATCTGCTATTATTAACTCTATTCGTCAGTTTTTTACTAATAACACAGGAGATAAAGAATGAGCAACAAAGTTGCAGAATTGCCTACAAAAGAAAAACCGGCTCCCGAATCTAACGGAGTTGCGGATGAACTTGCGGCTAACGAACAAGCGTTTCAAGAACGTGTTGCTCAGTTAATTGCAAGCGATCCTACTGCGTCAAGAATTCAGGGCCGGTTAGAGATTTTAAGAAGTTTAGGGGCTACTGCATAACTTTAGACTTCCAATTCGACCAGGTAAGGGGGAAGTAGGATCCATCTTTGATCCGAAACCACCTTGCTCTGGCGTATGGATGAATTTGACTTCTGACGTCTGTATGGAAGCCTGGACGGTTCCAATGAGGATAGAGTCCGATACCTTCCCAATAGTTTAGACGTTCGAGAGTGAGGTACATATCGAATAGTTCTTCAGGGTCTTTAATTCCACAATCCCAATCTTGGGCTAAACCTAAAGAGCCTGACGCTTTTATTACTGATTTAATCTCCGCGGTGCGTACATGCTCGCAGTCGTATTTATGCAACGATCCTTTTGAGTGTGACATACTCCAGACATCTACTGCATCACCGTGAGGGTGAATTGGAGTGCCGCTTACAGTTTGGCTAAAGCTCATAGGCCGTTTGATCCAGTCACGTGTGCTGTTAAGTCCTAGGATAAGTTTTGGGTCCATCTTATGCGGGTTTATAAATTCTGCGCTACTAATGTTTGGGTGATTAAATTGTGCAGTCATGTTGCCTCCGTATAAACGAATAAATTAGCCATCCGAATTTATTAAACTGTTTTGACGAATGTGTATAACTTCTTTGCAGGTCCGCGCTTAGGTTTTTCTGATACAGTAGTTATTATCTCACTTTGAGTTAATACTGTAATAGCCTCCTTTAATTGTCCAGAATTCATCTTGCGGCGCACTAATCTTAGCAAATCACTGTGAGATATTTTTCCTTTATCTTTTATTATACTCTCTACATATTGCACTTCAAATATTTCATTTTGTTGTTTAACTTCTCTAAATACTCTCCCTAATCCTACTCTAACAGTTCCTACTTTTTCTATGGCGTTTTGTATATCTTCGAATGTTATTATTAAATCATTAGACCTGCTCATAGATATTGCCATAGATAATTTTAATACATGATCGTGTTCGCGTCCAAAGAACCCTGATTGCATTGATTGATTATCTCCAGGGTCAGCTCTTAAATTATACCATTGCTCATAATATTCGTACGCTTCTTGTGTTAATGTCATTTCTCCTTTTAGTAAAAGTTTAGACTCTAATAAGTCTAACAATCTATTTTCTAAAAACTGTTCGTATTCATTAAACTGTGGGTGTGCTACTCTGGTTTGCGCTTTGTCAGAGTGTACAAATATCGTCCTGCCTACTAATCCTTGATTAAACACCGAGCCTGTTATATTAGCCGATATCCAATCAGGAGTCGTCGCGGATAACATCGCCGTGTATACATTATGCACAAAGTCTGCGCCTTGTGTTTTAGTTAAGTATTCCCAATCGTCAGGGCAATCATAGAAATCTATCAACAAATCTACTAAACCATTCATTTGAGCAGTTCGCGACAAAAACACTCCTAACTCTGAGCTATATAATAGCAACGGTCTACTTATTTTATTTTCTTCGTCTTCTTCTTCTTCGTTCGCATACATGCTTTTTATGCCTTTTGTTGACATAGCTCTGCATAATGCTTCGGGAGTCATTTTTGCCGACAGAACACTTAAAGCTCCCGCATCTATTCCAGCTTCTTTAAGTCTTTCAAGGGCTTTACGTAGTATTCGAACCCCGATATTGATAGCACTGGATTTTCGAGAGAGGGCAGATCCTGCGACAAGAATGATGTAGTGGTTTGGATATATTTTATAATATCCTCGGTCAAGCCAAATGTTACGGCCGACGGCTGACGACAATGCGGACACAGCAGTCCAATAGTGAAAGTCGGCAGGGGACTCTTGTCCTGACGTATAGGCCATGTAACTTTCAATGAACCCTTTTGTATCATTTTGCACACTCCTCAAGGGTAAATTTGACATGCGACGACTCCCTTAAATCTGGATATTCTTCAATGCATTTCATTAAACATCTCCTTAACAAAGCGTTTTGTTTCTTGTATTTGTTTGCAGGTGACTCGTTACGTTCGTATTGCCATTCAACATACTCTGCAATTATCTTTTCATGAAGTTTTTCTATCTCGCTTATCTTTCGATACGGTTTATTTGTTGGCATTGGTCGGGAACTTTCGTTGTTGATGCGTTGCTTTTATGGGCTATACCAATAGTCAAAGGTGATATGCGATGGCATCAACAAGGCTTACAGGCCATCAACAAGCCTTTTAGACTACCTTAAACAACCCTCAAAATACAACTTTACTCACTTGCAGTCTTTCCAATTTTTGCCCGTAGCAAAGTCCGCCGGTACAACAAGTTTTATGCCGTTGAACTCTACAGGCAAAGGTGCTTCGAGTTCTTCTATAACAATAGCTTTGACGCTATCAAGCGATTCAGGATAACATTGCCCCGATACGCTATCATGAACCTGAAGTAAAATTTCTGCTCCTTCTATATTTTTAAGTCTTGATTCAATACGGGTTATTGCTTTATTAATATGATCTGCTGCAGCTGACTGAGGAAAAAATGCAACTGCGGCACGTATAAGGTCTTCGCCAGCTCTACCCAAAAAGACACGTCTGCGGCCAAAAATATTGTAATGCGTTCTTTCATTTCGTAACTCTCCTGCGATCTTACTCCACCATAGCGCTATGCCAGGCCGTAAATCCTTAAATGCTTGTATGAATTGGTTAGCGTCACTCATTTTAAATTCTAATGACGGTACGTATTCGTTCATTAAATCTTTTAGTTTTTTCGGTCCAATTTTATAATTAATCGCATGCGATGCTCGTTTTCCCACGTCTCTGTAACTATAATGTGAACCTGAGATTTGGTTTCTAACTTCAGCTTCAGCAATTCCAAAGAGTCCAATGGCGTTCTCAGTGTGTATGTCCCTTCCTTCAAGGAACCCTTGAATATAGTTTTCGTCTTGCGCAAGCCAAGCCGTAATGCGAGCTTCGATTTGAGATCCGTCAGCTTCGAAAAATATTTTGCCGTTATCCGGTATAAACCAATCACGTTGATCTCCTGGGACGTTTTGAAGGTTCATTCCTAAGTTGAATACGTCTTTAGATGATGAGATCCTCCCTGTATCTGTAGCTGATGTACGGTATGATGTGCGCATGCGTTTATCGACATGAACTTTTGCTTCTAAATACGTACCGATTATTTTGCGTAATTCCCGTACTTTGAGCACTGCATCTATAAAATCTCTGTGTTGCGGTTGCCGATTACGCAGCAACTTTAACGCATGAACATCAGACTTAGCTAAACGATTACCTTCTCCACGAGGCAAAATGGATTTCAAATGATCCAATACCTGCTTCGGAGAGTTTGGGTTCACTCCGCATAGCAACGGGTCAGAAGTTAGCTCATCGACTTGACGTTCCATGTCTTCTTTACGTTCAGCGCGGAATGGTATGTCTACACGAACTCCTCTATGCTCCATTCGTATTAAAGTTTTTGTTACGGGCATCGAGATGGATGTAAAGAATTTCTTCGTTTTTGTCAACTGTAGCTCTTGCCACAATTTCATCCCCACTTCGTATGTAATGCAACAATCTATCCCATTGTATTCCCACAGCGTTGCATTGTATTGTCCCGATGTAGCCTCTTTTCTCATCTCTTTGTAATACGGGTACAGTGTGTATAAGGAAGTTAGCAGATCCAGGCCATGCCCCATTTCTGGATGCATTACTGAGTGTGCCACCATTGTGTCCATCCATACGTTATTAACTCCGATGCCGAAACGTTTAGCTAAGTACTGTACGTCATAGTCTAAGTTTTGCCCTATTTTAAACGCATCACTTTTTAAGCACTTATCTAAACTTCGTATAAGTTTAACTGATTGTGAATGATTAAATTGTCCTGTAAATGGAATTACTACTGCATCATTTTCGCTATCTGCTATTCCTATACACGTAATTGTATTTCGGTATGTTTCGATATCAAACGCCGCTGCAATAGAACTTTCCATACGCTCTAACTCATTTTGCATTTGTTTTACTATAGCATCTTTGTCATCTCCTAAAACTTTTTTAAGGGTCGCAAATGACATAATGTTTCTATTAGCATTAGGCGGCATACCATTATCAGCTACGTGCCGAGCGCGTTGCGCATCATGTCTGCATAAAACTTTCCATGAATAATTACGCATTACTGCGTATGGATGAATCATTGGAACGCAAGGTATTCCAAACTTTGTAGCCATTACCGATCCGCGCCATTTGGTAATACCTGTTTCGCCTGTCAAATATCTAAGTGCATATTCGCCACACGCAATTAAAACTTTAGGTTGTGCTTTAACTATTAAAGCATCGTTAGCTTCTCGATACTTATTAAGGTCTGAAACAGTTTCTAATTTATTTCCTGAAACACGTTCCCAGTAAACATTAGTTATTAAACAACTTTTGCGTAAAATCCCTGCTCGTGCAAGTATATCGTCAAAAAGTAATTCTCCAGACCACCCACAAAAAGGTCTACCTTCTTTGTCGTCGTCTGTTCCCGGAGACTCCCCAACAATTAAATACTTTGCGTCAGGTTTGCCGTCAGGCTCCACTATATAGGGCATCAAGTTTTTCCTTACACTCTAATGCAAGCCGAGACTTGGCAATTTTAACTGCATCTTCGTTTATGTCATTCAATAATACACGGCGGTTTAGATTGATTGCATCGACTCCAGTGGAACCAGATCCACAGCAACAATCTACTACTACTTCGTTTTCCATACACCCACGCTCAATAAAATATCCCATTGTGCCAGGAGGTTTTTGACTGGGATACTTAGGATTAGTAGGACGGCGGAATCCGCGGATCACGTCGCTCCCTAATGATTCGGGCCATACGGGAGAGCCTTTACGAAGGTGTACTATATATTCATAAGTTTTGCCGAACGCAAGTGCGGGTTGCCTGGATGGAGTAGCATGTTCTCTATCCCATATAGCAGGAGGGTACTCAAAGACAAAGCCATTCTGTTCTGCGATCTCTTCGATCCAGAATGTCTGATGCCATGCAGTGAAGATAAAGGCGTGGGTATTATCTTTGAGGATTTTATACACACGAGGTATAAGTTCACGCACAAATTCTTTTACTTGTGCAGGATCGTCTTCCCATTGTGCGCCTAAAGATGAGTTACGTAAGTCAGCACTGTTGAATACATCCATGCCAAAGGGTATGTCAGTAAGAAATAAATCCACACTCCCATCGCTAATACCATCGAGAAAGTTAAGAGCGTCTCCACAATGTACGACATCATCGAGCTTTCCTGAGAGTTTAGCTGAGGCGCGTTTTGCGATTTCTGCGCGGATTTGTCTGATACGGTCTTGTTTGAATTTGTTGACGATTGCATTTCTTGTCCACCCTTCGTCTATGATTTGCTGTGCAAGTTCGGGATTTGTTTTTTGATGATGTTCTATAATTGTAGCACTTTTCATTGCATCAGAAACTGTAGCTTCACTTATACCTAATTCTTTGGCTGTGTCGGCTTGAGAATGTCCGCCGCCTACACGTTGTTTTGCTTTGCCTTTTTGTGCTTGGCGTAATCTCGTATACTCCGCAATAGCGAGATCGCGTTCTGCAGGAGTAAGATCAATTCTTTTGATGTTTTCTTCTAACTCTATTGCATGACGGTGAAAATCAGATTCTGGCTGAATACGTCTACACAGCACGTCCCCAGTATGACGTTCTTCAGCTACTAATTTACGTATTGCTGTTAGTCTCCGCTCGCCCGCAATTAAAATATTAGAGTTATCAACAACTATAGGCTGAATTTGCCCTGTTTCTGCGATAGATTCTATAAGCTCTGTTAAGGCGTCGTCATGCCGCACACTACGTTGACGATCATCAGGAATGAGTATATTTTCTTGCTTTACGGTCTCTGTCACCGATCCCATTATGTGTCCTTATATAAAATAAAAAAAAGCCAAGAGAAGAACTGCAAATCCCCCGATTTTACAGGTTTGCAAACCCTTCAGACGATCTGAAGGACATATTGCGTTTACAAACTAAGATGCCCCCACATCTTAATCTTCTCTTGGCTTTTATAAATTTACTTAGCTTTGTTGATGAAACTTAGAGATTTTATTGTTCTCTCCTTTCTCTCCAGTAGTTTCATTATTCCAAGTATTAACTGCAACTTCTGCGATGACAATAGAACCTATAGCCTCGTCTAAATCTTCAGACATATCATTCTGAATGTCATTTAGATTTAACTTTAGCTTGCTCGATTCGTATTCCGCGCTGTCAGGATCCATTCCATTCAACTCTTTGAGTCGATCCTCGAACAGTGCCATGACACACGAACGAAAGAAAAAAGTTCCCCAACCTGCCCAGTGAAAAATCACTCGACCGTTAAGAGATGAGTCATCGGCTTGAACTACCTTAAACATAAAGTTGACTCCGGCCGTGCCCTTGTTTTTAGATTCGCGGTATTCCCACTTATCTAATTGCAGGTCATACGTTCCGGCAGGCACGGTAGTACTAAGGTTCTTTTCTTCTGATTCCCAGCTTCCGAAGTCGAGCGTTGCTTCAGTCATGTTTAGTCCTTCGTGTTTTTATAGATTAAATTCATATCCCGAAATTATTGCCCTGATTCCGCATCCTTTCTTTCAGAAAGCAATCCTAAGTCAATAATCTTAGCAAAAATTGACTGTGCCACGGAGGGATCGGTATCGTGACGTAGTTTTCTGTCAATGTCATTATGCAAGAGATGCACTAATAAATCTATTTCATCTTGCGTAACAACAAGCGAAAAAGCGTTAGTAGAGTCTCGAGAAAGCTCTCCACTTTTTAAAAGATTAAATTCGTCTTTACTTGTCATAAGTTTTCGTGAATATTTTCCCAATAATAATTTTCGATTTCTTCAAGCGCGCCATCACTTAAGAAATCACATAATTCTACTTGACCTACATAAGAAATCAATGTAGCTTTTTCTATCGTGAATTCTGAGCTTTGCTCAAACTCATGTTGCAGTAATTCTTTTGCGCTATACACATGAATACCTGCTTTTAGCGTGTGAAGCTTTTTAGGTTTTGTGGCTTCCTCTACAGATGGCCATATAAGAACTTCTATTTTTAAATCACTATCAAAGAAATCATTAGGCCAATCAAACTTAACTAACGTTGACATCGTTAATCCCTTATTAATAAATTAAAATCTTGTGGAATTTCTGTATCTAAACCTTGTGTGCGAGTGCGTGCGATATACAATCCGTTAGGAACGGTTTCCCAGATATACTCTCGCTTCTCGCCTCTACCTTTTACTTTAGCGTGAAGCACATTGTCGAAGTAGCCAGGAATCTTAGAGGCTAACTGACCAGTCAACGCAGGAGTAACTTTAGTAATTCCAGTCACTTCGTTAGTGTGATTAGCTTCGTGACAAATCACTACGATGTGTTTGTTAAGTTCGCTTAGAGCTTCGACAAACTTAATACAAAAACGCATCGCCATACCGTAGTCGGGCTGTGTTGGCGCACTGTCTAACGCTTTGTTGTTTTTGTGCATTACGTAATCCATTATATTTTGATACAATTCTGTAAATGAATCAATTATGACAGTTTTTATTGCATCGTCGCTATGGATTTCGTTTAGCTTATCTTTAACTTGCTCGTAAGCAACAGGGGCTTCTTTTCTGCCTACTTTTGCAAATCGGTCAGGAATGAAACCGAGCAGCTCTCCTTCTTCGAAGCCGCCTAATACAGACGTAGCACCTCTATCTAAATCTATAAGTAATGCTGGAAGTGCGGACTTAGGCAACGATCTAAGACTAAAGGTCTTTCCCATACCTGGTTCACCGTAAAGTAAGTTTTTTACTGGTCCAGGATTTGCAGTATCAGCTCCGTCAAATTCTACAGGCATTGCGTGGCTCCTATTTGTAGTAATTACAGGCGTCAAGAAATTTATCTTTATCGAAGTTCGAGTTGCTGTTCCCCAAACGTATTGCTAATGTTTCAACTGTAGCTTTCCACACTGCCAGGAAAGCTCGATAATGTACGGCATCATCTATATCGTCGTATTCTTTCGGCTTACTTTCAGCCATCGCCTCTGCTATTATTTTGTAATGTTTACGTGTCATCGGTTACTTGTATCCCAGAAATCTGTGGTGTATAAAGATTCTTGCATGCCACGACGTAAGAATTTCTTAGCGTCGCATAATTCAAAATAAGGGCACAGCCTATTCCAATTAGTGCATGACTCCTTTCCGAACTGTGGCCAAGTGTTAGTATGTTTGCACATCAACATCATTTGTATAGTCTGAAGTATACCTTCGCGCCATTCTTCTAAGTCATCTTCATTACAAATGATTTCGCTACGAAAGAAATCATTGTTTTTAGGCTTGATAAGTAATACATCTACAATGAGTTGTGTGCAAGAAGCAAATGCAGCATTAAGTTTGCGAGCAGCCCAAACATACCCTTTAAATTGTTGGGATTGGGCGTATGCCGGAATTAGATAAGTGCTTTCCCAACTGGATGTTTTATGATCCATTAAAAGCACTTGATCATTTCGCATGAGAACTTTGTCTATAAGTCCTCCGTAAAATACATCGTAAGACGGCTCACCATCAATACTGGGAACCTGCCCTATGTTGACTTCAAACTTAACTTCTGATACGCTTAACTCGTAACGATCATTTTCTCGGCTCCACCGTTCCCAATAATCTTCTATGATACTTACGCCTCGACCTGGAGTGCGTTTAGTATCTTCAGGCACTGGTTGATACGCGTCGAGGAAACGCTCACACGCTAAGTCTAAGTCTTGCTCATTAAACAGTGTATCCATCGCACGATGAATTGCGATACCGAACAACAACTCAGGTGCTAATGATTTAGAGGATGTCTCAGGAGTCAAACCGCTTTCTATGCGATTAAAGTATTTTCTGGGACATTCCCTAAAAAGACTTAATGAGTAGTTATCCAGTTTGATAACTCTGTTTTTATTATCTATCCCTGTTCGCATAGTGGCTCCGGCCAGAAATAATTAAGCTCAGGAGATTCTTTCCAGGCGTATCTGCTGTAAAACTCGTAGTCTTTATACAACAAAGCACTACGATGGGTTGTGTGGATTTCTCCGCCAAACCAATTAGGATACTGTATTTTTTCGTCAATATCCCAAGATATAGGCATCGTGTTATTATAACCACGATCTATCCATTCTTGAATCATGGTATTCATATAAAAAATTAGTCCAGGCTCGTATCCTTCCCACATGCGTGTAGCAGGGTGATTTTTCCATCCTGTTTTTTCACGCAATGCATTTAATATTTGTTTAGCTTCGACTCGCTGTTTACCGAGCCTTTTATAATCTAATACTTTTGCGCTTTCGCTAAATGATTCTAAAGGCAAAAAGGTTTGCATTACTTGTTTAGTCTCTTGTGAAGTAAAAAAGCAATAGTCATGATAAATATTACGAGTAAGGATAAATGCAATCCGTTAAAGGTTAAGTAATGCATTCATTTTATCCTGAAATTCTTTTGTTGTGGGAATTACAGCTTTGGCTGCTTTCTTAGTTCGAGCTGCTTTAGCTTGCTTACGATCACTGACGATAAGTCTCTCGTTTTCAGCATCACTTAATGCTTGTTCAAGCTCGGCGTCGGTCATAGACTCAACGGGAATTATAAGAGATGCATCGACATCTATCACTTCTGCGTCTGCGATTTTTACAGTCGCTCCGCTTGCACTTGTGGGAGTGGGACGGAGCTTGTAGTAAGCCTCCCCGTTTATTTCCCAATCTCCAATTACTTCACGAATTTCTTTATTAAAATTAACAAATATACGTTTTTCTAAATACTTTGGGTCTACGTCTGTATTCATTATATTACTCCGTAAAAAGTGTAAGGGGTGACAAAAAGGGAGTATGTCACCCCTTACAGCACTAATGCGCGGGAGCCAGGACGCGATTAGTGCGAGTTAAAATAACTTTTGGGTTAAGGTTACGGTTTTTGACTCCCTTTACTTTACGAATAGTTTTACCTCTATAGCCCCTTTGAGGCTGATGTGGGTCAGATACCCGCTCACAAGTATAATCTTTCCAATAAGACATTACAACTATGTCTTGTTCTTCGAGTGGTGGAAAGAATAATTCGTCAATATATTTGATACAAGGATGATCCATGATAAATTCGGTTTCCGAATTAATGGTCAGGTTCTTCGGACAACTCTATATCTGCATTATCCGATTCATCAAATATTTTATCCCATGCATCGGGACTTAACCCTGTTATAAGAAACTCACGTTCTGCGTCTGAAAAATTAGGAAATGCATCTTGGATTAGTTTTTCATTTTTAATCCAAGATTGTAAATTAAGCACAAAACTATTCCATTTCATATTGAAGCGTCGAGTTACAGGTTTGCCGAAAATGCTCACACGACTAAACTCAACTACTTCTTCGTTTACTTTGCTTATCGCAAAGTCATTTTGTTGTAGTGTTTGACTTAATGTTTCTTCGTTTTCAGACATTATCATTCTCCCAAGTCTTAACGCATGCGTCAAACTTTGCATCTGAAGCGCGTTTTTGCTCTAAAATTTGGGTAATGATTCCATTTATTAATGCGTTTTCATATAACGAATTATCGAGATAGTCTCCACAGTTCGTCATTTCTTTGAGTGTGTTCCAATCTACATCGTCAATTTCAATGGTAATATTGAGTTTATTAGATGGAATGAAAGGCTTGGGGATATTCATTATGCAACCTCCACAAAAGTAAGGTGTAGCATACGATTATAGCGCAATTCAACTTTGTCTCCTGACTGCATATCATCTTTACTAATGTATGTGCCGCCGCCAGTATGCAATTGAGATTCATTAATAAAATCTTTACCATCATTCCATGCTTGGATTACGTCTTTCTTGCTTTTGTAATCTCGGCCATATGCGGGAGATGCGACGATATTCATTGGGTTGGCTCCTATATGTTTAATAGCGCGTTTATTTTGTCTTGTGTTGCTGCATCAATCTTGACAGATGGCGTATTTTCTCCTTTCTTCTGTCGCTTGGGTTTACGATGCCATGAGTTTTTAGGACTTGTAGTATAAAAATCTTTTTCATTAAGATTTAAATCATGCAATAAAGACTCATCTATATGATATGTCTTTATCCCACTTAATACGCCAGCCTGACTGCAAGTATACTTCCATCCTTTTGCAGTAGCAACAGCCTTTGTGATTTTTACATTTTTCTTGTCCCCAAACTCATTAAGTCTTTGGAGTATTTTGCCTACGTTATACTTTGGAGTTGTGCGCTTACACAACTCAATTAGTATTTCATTGCTGAGATCGCGTAGTTGTGCAATTTCAGCGTTTATATCCATCAGTTGGGATTTAAGTTCTGCTGAGTGAGTATCGTTTAGATACTCCAGTAGTTCTTTATTCGGTTGCATGGGTTGGCTCCCGTATGCGTGAAGTTATAGTATGGCTTGGACTATATATAGTGCAAAAATCGTGCCAAAGATTAAGGTGTTGTTTTTATTGGACTTATGAACTTTACATAATATCGTAAAATATGGTATTTTTTTGAGGGTTTTTACTTAAATTGTTGTTTTTATTAGAGTTAGGGCAGTCTCAGATTTCTGAGGGTAGTCTATAATAATTCTAAGTCATTGTTTTTATTTAAGTTACATAACTTTTAAACTTATGGTTTAATAGTTTACCCTAATTTAAGTCACTGTTTTTATTGAGGTTATAAAACTTTGAAACATTGAAACATTGAAACACTGCCCTATTTCGAGCGAGCAAACCGAAAGGGAAACTAACTATTCTTTTATATAAAATACATATATTTTTATATATATTTATATATATCTCTTTGTGGGATAAGAGCGAGCCTTGTTTAATTGTTTCAAAGTTTCAAAGTTTCGCAAGTCCTTTATTTACATAGACTTAACCAAGTTTAAACTATTAAACCCTTGTTTAAAAATTATAAAATTCATTCAAAGCAAAGCAAAAACTCAAAACCAGTGTATAACTTCAGTAACCGAATTTATGATTCTGGTATACATACAAAAACCTCCAGCCCGAAGGCCAGAGGCTAAGTTCTAAGGTAAACGTATATTTATCTCGTTTTCTTCTAAAACTTGTTTTAATTGTTTTTTGATTTTAAGGCCAAAACGTAAATTATTGATTTCGGCCTCACTACACTCAACTATCGGTTTCTGATTGATTATTGCAAGCCAATTACGGAAGATTTGATAATTTCTCCATAATTCAATCTCTGACATTTTATCAATAACGTCATAGTCCAACGTAGAACCTTCAAGCATTTTTTTAATCCCTTGTCTTGTTAAGGGCGGAGCCTATGAAAGCACCCCGCCCCTTAAAACTTACTCTTTACAGACTTGCAAGCGCGGCTTGTGCGGCCGCTGTCTCGGCTTGCCACCGTGTGAAATACTCAGGATAGTTATCTTTGAGTCTCAGCACTTCAGCATCTGTAGTAGCATCTGAAGAATTGCTAATTGCTTCTATTAAATCCTTCTTAAAGGATTCGAAGCGATAGGAAGGTACGCCCGACGGCCAACGACCGTCGTGTTCCAAGCTATGTGCATGATTTAGGCCAATGCAAATCCGATAGGCCAGACTTGGAAACTCGATATGATCCGGCGCATCTAAATTGTTTTCCCAGTGACTTTTAAACGCACTGTCTAGAGCTTCGACCAATTCGGCCACATCAACGCCTTCACTATTATCCCTTGAGATACGAGCAATTGGATACTCGATAACTTTGCCTCCAGGTGTAGTGATCGGTTCGCCACCTTTCATTGATACGTGTTGACGAATCGTGAAACTGTCCAGTTCACTTACTACACTCAGATCCTCAAACTTTGAACGTGCCATAATGATTTAATGCTTTCTTTTTAAGGGATTGACAATGTTGGCTGGCAAGTTCCGTCATGGCGTAAGAGCTTTGTCAAGGTCATGGCAAAGACTTTTTTAGTCTATATGCTCGCTACTCTTAGCTTGATTAGATAAGTTTCTCTATGTTATCTTATCGCGCCTTATTTAATTTTGATAGCTTGTTAGGCTGTAGCTTTCGAACCTGCTTCCCTTTCCTTGTTATATATTAGACTCTTGAACATTCCAAAAGGTTCCGAAAAAATGTCTTTTATTTTCTTTTTTTCTTTCCCTTTTGACTACATATATTAGACGCGCCGTATTGCTCAAAGGTTCCCTTTAAATGCTTTTTTTTCTTACTTTTTTTCATATTTATTTTCGCTTTGATTGGGTATGATTAGTGAACATTTGTGCATCTTGACGGTTGATCGTCCATACCTTATTATATAGGGGTAAACTTTAGTTAATATTGCGCTACTTTTGTTGGGTTGTCATAATCTTTGTATGGTGCATAATGCAGCTGTTTGGCATACTTAACAGACGTTTGGCATACCGAACAGTTTAGCGCATAAAACAAATGATTGGCATACTTAACACTTGATCGGCAAAGTCAACGAGTGATTGGTATTCTAAACAGTTGATTGACTTATGGTACAGTTGATTGGCGTGGCAAACACTTGTTCGGTAAGCTCAACACTTGTTCGATGAACCAAACTCCCCCCGCGGGGGGCACATCCACCAAAGCGATGATGGTACTTAAAACCTCGTCTCGCTATAATTTTGAAAAAATTCAAAAAGTGAAAAAATTCGGTTAGTGAATTTAATAGCAAAGTAAACGATGGCACAACGCGAATCTATAATGGATCTCATCAATAGGCTGGGCGTAGAGAAACCCGACCCTAGGCTACGTATGGATCCTTATAACTATCCTAGCGGTGCTCCCGATGTGGTCGCGCAATTCGGCGCGGGGCTACAAGAAATGGGGCAAAGGCTAGAGAATAAACTAAATATTGATCAAGGAGACAACTTATACAAAAGATTAGCTAACCTTTTTCCTAGATTATTGTTTGCTAATCCTGCTCAAGATACAGGGGCGTTGCTGCAAGTACGAGAGCCCGAAATAGAGCAATTAAAGACTACAGCAAGACAAGCTGTTGATGATCCTAAGCAAGCGGCAAAAGCAGTAGGACAAAGCGTATTAGAAGCTGTTAGTGATCCGGTGACTACTGTTGAAGGTATGTCCGCGCTTGATTTTCTCGGAGGCAGTGCCGCCTTACGAGGAATTGCGCGACGCTTAGGACGTAAAAATATAGATGTTGTTGATGTACAGCTTAAGCCTGATGTACAGCCTACACAGAAAGGTAAATTATCACAGCAACTGTATGAACAAGCCGTCGCACGAGGAGAGGTGCCTGGGGAAGCGGCATTAACTCAGTTGCGCCAATCTACAGATGCGGCTGATTTTGTAAGGCGTCAGTTTATAGAAGATTTACCCGACGTAGAGAAAGCTAGAGTAGACCGCGCAGTCAAGCAAGGCTTCAACATTGACGCGTTCCACGGGACTGCAGGTAATATAGCAGATTTTGATCCTGGACTATTAGGTAAGACTACAAAAGCACCCAGTGCTAGGAAAGCATTCTTTTTTAGTGCTGATCCTGAAACTGCTCTGGCATATGTGGTTGACGCAGACCCTGTAAAACTTAACCGATTTACTGAAGCAGAACATCGTAAATTACAAGCACGACTTCAAAATGAAGCGAGTGATGCGCGTGATCGAATAAATAAGATTTACGATCAAATCTACGATGAAGACATTACAAAACTAGACGAGGAAGGTAAAATAAGGGCGGATTTACGTAAGCAATCTCTTACTAGATTACAGAAAAAAGAAGACCTGGCCTATGCGATAAGAAGTAATTTAGGCGGGAATATAATGCCAGTCAAGTTGCGTATGACCAATCCTTTAGTGCATGATTTTAAAGGTGAAGACTACCGCGAAGTGTCGTACAACGACTTACTTCAGACAGCGAAGGACAAAGGTCACGATGGCGTTATAATGAAGAACACCACAGACGGCGGGCCGGTAACTGACATTTATGCTGTGTTTGAACCTCAACAAATTCGTTCTCGATATGCAACGTTTGATCCCGACCGCGTTCCTAGAGAATTTGGAGATAGGCCATATTCTGAACAAGAACGCAGAGATAAAATTCGTGAACTGCAAGATGAGATACAATCGTACCCGTCAAGAAGTATTCTGATGCAACAGAAAAAAGAAGACTTAGCCGCACTGCTCAAAGTGCAATTTGGGGCCAAAGATGAATTACGCATACCTAAAAGAACAGCCGGACCTACAAATGTCCTTGCCAATGCAGCATTTCCTCTTGGCGGTATAACTGCCGCTATATCTTATGATGTTAATCAACGCGGAGATAGATAATGCCAGGAATGGCTGATTCCCTAAATGTAATGGGGCAGGAAGACGCGGCGTCGAATATCATGACGATTAATGGACCTCAAGGTCCAATGCAAATAGATATATCGGGTATGTTGCCTGAAGATGCTGAAATGATTATGGCGGTAGCTCGGGATGCAGAAGAAGCAGGAGACGCTGAAACACAAGCTCAAATGATGCAATTATTGCAAGAGTTAATGGCGCGCACAGAACGTTTTGATACGTTAAGAAGTCCGCCACCTCCGCCAATGCAACCGCAACAAATGGCACCTGTCGGACCTGCTAATGCGCGACCTCAGTAAATTTAATAAAAACGCTAAGCCTAAAGATGAGTTAGTCAATGGCAGGATGCTTGATGCGTCTGCGTTAGTCACAATGCTAGTGTATGAAGGAAAGACGGCTTCAGAAATAGCAAAAGCTTTAAATACTTCTGTTGCGTCAGTAAAACGTGAAATAGTTAAACCACGTGTGCAATCTTTAATAGACAAAGAGCAAACTAAGCGGTCAATGCTTATTGCTCATATACCTATTGCATCGTATTCAAATAGACTAAGACGGCTAGAAGAAAATTATCAAGCAGCAGAACACGAGCAAAACCATGATGTAATGCTTAAATGTTTGTCTCAAGCGCGAGAAGAAACACGATTAATTGCAGTTGAAGAAAACGGCGAATCTATGTCAACAGGCCCACAGATTGTAGTTAATATTGATAAATATGAAGCTACTAACGAGTCTAAGCTAAATAAAGCTTTGGAGGTTGCAGAAGATGTCGGTTGATATAGATATTTCGTCTGTGCCTATTAGTTCTCTTGCGCCTGAAGAAACTGCTGAGGAAATAGAATTAGAGTCTCGGTACTTTAGACTTTGCTTGGCTATTGTTGTGGGGCAGCTAAACGACACTATAGAAATACTTTATAAATGGCGTGATTTTGATTGGATGCACCGAGTGCATGAGGGCATACTAAAAAAAGAGTGGTCTCTGCGTACTATCGCCAACGCAAAAGAGTTATCTTATATGGATATGCGTGATCTATATAATGATTACAAAACTGATTGGGTTAATGGAGATTCTGTATTAGAAATTTGGTTTACTCCAATTATGAAAATATATCTTGAATCTCTTGGAGTAGAGCCTATTGATTGCATTGAAGTGTGCAAAGATATAGTAAATGAAAATCGTCGTTTAGGGGTTGACGAGCGTGACATCGGTGAATTATTCTTGCCTCAATACGAAGATATAAGAAATGTAAAGTCAGCTCATGGGCAGAACAAAAATACAAACAGAAAACCTGCAGTTCGACTTCAGACTGCAACCGAAGCAGTTCCAACTACTAGAATCCGTGAAGGCGGGTACGCGGCATCCTTTTTACGGGGGAGCGAGAGGTGGAGGGAAAAGTCACGGCGGCAGACTGATCATGTTGACAATGCTGATGGAGAACCCAGGGACAACGGGACTCATAATTCGAAGGACTTTCAAACAGCTTGACGGTAATCATGTAAGACCATTGTTCCGCCAATTTCCTGAAATGCGTAATTGGTACAACAAGAGCGAAAATGTATTGTATTTGCCTAATCATTCTCAACTAATGTTTGGCCACTCAGAGCATGAGGATGACGTATTTCAATATCAAGGCCAAGAATTTGATTATATCTTTGTAGAAGAAGTAACACAATTTACAGAGTTTCAATGGCAAATGTTAAGCACTTCAAATCGAACATCTAAAGCTGGCGTTAAGCCTGTTATGTGGGCTACGGGAAACCCTGGAGGTGTTGGGCATTTATGGGTCAAACGACTTTGGGTAGATAAGATATATGATAACGAAGTAGAAGAAGCTGAAGATTTTGCTTACATACCTGCAAAAGTATTTGATAATCCAGCATTGATGGCTGCTGACCCGGCGTACATAAAGATTCTGAAGGCGATAAAAGACGAACATTTGCGGAGAGCGTATTTAGACGGTGATTGGGATATTTACCCAGGCCAGTATTTTTCGATGTGGCAACATAATGAAATTGTTAAACCGTCTTTTGACATTCCCGTCGATTGGCCTTTGTATGGCGCAATGGACTATGGCGAAGTTGCCCCTACTTCTTTCGGCTTGTATGCGATTGATTATGACGGAATTGTGTGGCGTATATTAGAATATTATCAAGGAGAACGTACGGGATCTGAGCATGCGCGAGAAATCAGACGGCGAATTGAATCTTGCCCGTTTACAGGCGGAAGGCCTCCTACATTAATTTACTCTGATCCTTCTATGTGGACTAAAAGACGTTTGCACGAACGGTATACTAAAAGTCCTGCTGATGTATTCCAAGAAGAAGGATTGTATTTAACACGTGCAAATAATGATAGGATTAACGGTTGGCGTGCTTGCAAAGATGCATTAGTGCATGGAAGTTTTAAAGTATTTGATGGATGGAATGATCATTTCGTGCGTACAGTTCCTTCGCTTCCACGCGATGAAAGAAATATTGAAGATTTAAATACAGAAGCTGAAGATCACGCCGCAGATGAATGGCGTTACGGCATGATTCACTTCTATCGTCCAATGGCTAAAGACGCTGATGAACTTTACGGGAATGGAAAAGAAATCCTCGACGACCTTGACGATGATGGACGAAGTGTTGGTCGTTAT